AAAATAAAACAATATTATAGCAATAAATAAAACAATGAGCTTACAATAGTAGGCTCTTTTATTATGGAGAAAAACATAAAGAAGGTGATTAAATGGCAAATGAGCAAAACTTAAAACCTGTACGAAGCAAGAAGGAAGCAAGAGAAAGAGGCAAAAAGGGTGGAATAAAATCAGGAGAAGTAAGAGCGCAAAGAAAAACATTAAGACAAGAATTATTATCATTGCTAGAAACTAAAGTAGAAGATAAAACAATACAAGAAAAAATAAGTTTTTCGCTTATTCAAGAAGCTTTAAGTGGAAATGTAAAAGCATTTGAAACCATTAGAGATACAATAGGAGAAAAACCACAAGATAAAGTTAATATATCTGGAGAAGTTAATAACCCATTTTCAGGAATGTCTACTGAAGAGTTGAGAAAGATATTAAATGAATAGTAATATAAAAGAAGAATTAAAAAAACAAGCACGTTTGGAATTAGCCAGACGTGATTTTTTTGAGTATTGTAAATTAACTGCACCAGATTTTTATAAAGATGATAGACAGTTTCTAAAAGATATGTGCCATAAATTACAAGACTTTTACGAAAGTGATGATAGGATTTGTGTAATAAATATGCCACCAAGACATGGAAAATCAAGAACAGCAGGTAAATTGGTTGAATGGGTATTTGGAAACAATAATAAAGAAAAAGTAATGACAGGTTCATATAATGAAATATTATCAACAACATTTGCAAAATCAGTAAGAGATACAATAGCATCGGAAAAGACGGAAGGAATAATAGTATATAACGATGTATTTCCTAATACAAAAATAAAATTTGGCGAATCTAGTGCAAATAAATGGGCATTAGATGGAAGTGGACAAGCAAATTATTTAGCAACATCACCAAAAGGAACTGCAACTGGTTTTGGATGTACTTTAATGATAATAGATGACTTAATAAAGAATGTTGAAGAGGCATACAACGAAAATGTTTTACAAAAACAAATAGACTGGTTTAACAACACAATGCTATCAAGAACAGAAACAGGATTTAAACTAATAATTATTATGACAAGATGGTCTAGTAATGACTTGGCAGGTTATATATTAGAAAACTATGACAATGTGAGACATATAAACTATAAAGCAGTTCAAGAAGATGGATCAATGTTGTGTGAGGTAATATTAAACAAAGAAGACTATAAATTAAAAACTAAAAATATGAACAAAGACATTATATATGCTAACTATCAACAAGAACCAATAGATGTAAAGAATAGATTATATACAACATTTAAAACTTATGAAAAATTACCACCAGCACATTATGTCATGAATTATACAGATACTGCAGATGAAGGAACGGATTATTTATGTTCAATAGATTATCAGATGTATAACAATGAATATTACATTTTGGAGGTTATTTATACACAAGAGTCAATGGAAATAACAGAACCAGCAGTAGCAAAAATGCTGACAAAGGATAATGTTGGAAATGCAAATATAGAAAGTAATAATGGTGGACGAGGATTTGCAAGGAACGTACAAAAAGAACTAAAGGAGTTAAAAAATACTCACACAAAAGTAAATTGGTTTCATCAAGGAGAAAACAAAGTTGCAAGAATATTAAGCAACTCAACAGGAGTAATGAATAATATTTATTTCCCAATAAACTGGGAAGATAGATGGCCAGAATTTGCTAAACATTTAAAACATTATGTGAGAACTGGGAAAAACGAACATGATGATGCTGAAGATTGCTTAACGGGAGTTTATGAACACCCAAGACCAAACACAATACAATTTGGTTATAACAATATAATGTAAAGGAGAAAGAAAATGAGTTTTGTAGAAAAAATACAATATAAAGATGAGTTTTTAAGTGAAAAAAATATAAACCAAAATATAAGTATATTATGGGGGAAAGCATTGCCAATATTTATGCATAGAAAATACTTACAAGATAGATTTACAAGAAAGTATGATAAAAAAGACGTTGTTGTTGCACTTGAATATTATATAAGTATTATTGCAGCTGGTTATTTTGGAGGAAAAGAGCCACAGTTTAAAGTTAAAAATATAAATAAAACACAAAAAAACATTTTAAAAAACATATTTAATAAAATATATGGAGATAAAAATAAACCAGAAGATTATCAAGCTATCATTGATTATATTACTAAATATAATGACAATGGTAGTTTTTTTTATGATTGTGTATTAGATTATATTACTACAGGTGCATGTTATGGTCTTTTGTATGAAAATCATGATAATGAGGTTGTTTATGCAAATACTTCAAGTCTTAATACTGTGGCTATATGGAATTATGAAGTACCTAGCGCAAAAGTTGGATTATTGAGATGCTGGTACGAGAATACAGCAACAGGTGGAATAGAAACACACTTGGAAATAATAACAAAAGACTATAAAAAAGAATTTGTAGATGGAGAAGAAAAGAAAACAATCACGGAAAATGCTGAATATAAGTTTGAGGAAGTAAGTGGTAGTAATAAAACTGTAAGATGGACAGACTTACCATGTTTTGCTGTAGAAAATCCTTATGGAATGGCCTTTTTCGAGAATGTTATGACACTTATAAACAAAAATGAAAAAGTAATTGAAAACAATGCTAATATATTTGATTATAATGACAATGCAAAATTGAAAGTAACGGGATTTTCACCAACGAATGATCCTCTAATACCATTGCTTGATGATGAAGGAAAAGAACAAAAAGACAAGAATGGAAATATAGTAATGACTAAAAATCCTGCAAGAGTACAAGAGGATGAAGCAGTTTTAAATGCAAAGGTATTTTATACTCCAGACAAAGATGGAGATATTGATTGGATAATAAAAAATATAAACGATACAGCATCAGAAAATCATAAAAAAACATGCTTAGACACGGCACTTATGATTTCTGGAGTACCAAATGTAACTGACCAAGGTTTTACTAATGCGGATAATGCTGCAGCTTTGGAAAAGAAGTTTTTCCCATTAGAACAAGTATTGCAACAAGCACACCATTTATTTAAAAAAGAATATTTAAGAATGTGGGAAATGATAACAATGAGAATAAACTTAAAAAAGAATAAGAATTATGATTTTAGAGATATTGAGGTTATTTTAACTCGTAATTTACCTACAGATACACAAAGCGTCACAGATATATGGCTAAAATTAAGAGGACTAATCAGTGATAAAAGCGTTATAAATCATTTACCATTTGATCTTGATGCAGAATCAGAAATTACAGAAGTATACGCACAAAACGAAGAAAATATTCAAAAGAATTTACAACAAATGCAAATGATGGGACAAGCTGGAGTAGACCAAGACAATAAAGAAGATAAAAAAGATGATAAAGTGACAGATTTAACAGATACACAAAAAGCACAAAAATTAACAGCGGATAACAAGAAAGAGCAAACAAAATTAGTTAATAAGCAAATCAATAAAGAATAGAGGAATATAAATGAAATATAGAAAAATTCCAATAGAAATAGAAGCATTTAGATTAGGAATAGATTTTATTCCAGACTGGTTTATGGATAAAGTATCAAGTAATAAAATTATATTACATGGAAAATCAACAGGTTTTCAACATTATGATGATACTAATGCCGATATACAAACATTAGAAGGAGTTATGCATGCGAATTACGGAGATTATATAATAAAAGGAATACAAGGTGAGATATATCCATGTAAACCAGAAATATTTAAGAATACTTATGAAAGGGTTTAATATGAACATATGGAATTATCACGATACAAAAATGCAAGAATTAAAACAACTATATAATAAAATATCAAAACAAACACAGAACAGACTTCAGGAAATCTTTGATACATTTAATTTTACAACCGAAAACATCTATAATGTTGCAGATAATAAGACTAAAAAAAGAATAAACACATATATAGAACAATGGAAAGAACAAGGATTATTAAAGAATAACAACTATTTTAGTGTATTAGCAAACAATATTTATAAAAGAACAAGAGTAAAGAATAGTGAAATATTAGAATTGCTTATTTATAGTACATATATAGAAGAGCAAAACAAACTTGAAGAACAAGAAAAACAGATAATGTATGAAGATGCCAATTATTACTATGAACAAGGACAAAAAGAAGTAAATAAAAAGAAAAAGCCATCAATATTAGCGATGGCTTTATTTCTTGCATTATTAGACCAACCAAATTACAGTGGCTTTAATTGGAAACAATATATTGAAGCAACAATGCAGTATAATGCACAACAAATATACAAACAAGCAATTCTAAATATGCAACAACAAAAAAAACTAGAAATCGATTCTAGTGAGTTTCAAACAATAATAAATAGACAAAAAAATCAAAAACTTAATATAAATAATGACAAGATATCAGGTGCGGTAGATATGCAAATGATTGGACTAAATAATTTAGCAAAAGTGGAAGGAATAAAAGAAACAACAGAAGATAATTCAAAAGTTAGATTTATTGCAGTAGAAGATGATAAAACTACTTTGATGTGTGATAGTTTAAATAATCAAGAGTTTTATATTAACAAAGAAAATGCATTTGACAGATATTATGGTGAGACACAAAAAGAATTAACAGTACAAAGAATTAGATGCAATGGATTAGTACTAGGCTTAAATCTCCCACCAATACAACATCACTTTCACTATTGTAGAAGTACAATTGTGTATAATTCTAATAATGATCATATTGAGTTAGAAACAGAAAAACAATTTAATATATTTGATACAAAATTTGAAAAAGATATAAAAGAAAAATACAATATTAGAAAAATGAATACAAGGCATATAGATAAAGAAGTTTTAAAAGAATTATTAAACAATATGAGTAGAGTATATAATGATTTTCCAAATATAAGAGGAAAGATTAAAGAAATAAAAGAAATAGACCATCCAAATGGTGGACTAGCAGTAGAATTACAAAAAGATGGAACATATGTAATGTATATAAATAAAAATAAATTTTATAATGGTAAAGTTCCAAAACAATTATATGAAATGGATGTTAAGAAGCATTTTCATCCTAATAACACAACTTATAAAGATATGTCAATACATGAAACAGGACATATAGCAGTAACAGAAATAATAAAAAAATTAAATCATAACAATAATAATGCAATAGTTTTTGATAGCGAAAATAATATAACAGTAAATAAAATATTAAATAAAGCCTTGAATAAAATAGGTGTAAATGATATAAAAGAAAAAGATTTACTAATAAGAAATATTTCAGGATATGCATATAAAGAAAGAGGACAAGAAATTATTGCAGAAGCATTTGCAGATTATTATGCTAATAAACAAAATGCTTCATTAATGAGCAAAAACATAATAGAAGTTATGAAAGGAATGATTTAATATGATGCCTATGGAACACCCTTGGACAGATTGGCAAATAGATACATTAGGAGAAGAAAAACCTTGGAAATGGAAAGAAAATACACCAAAAGAAATAATAAAGCAATATGAAAAATGGAAAAAATATCATAATAAAATGATAAAAGGTAAATTTTAGCACTTACTAGCAAGTAGGTGCTTTTATTATGGAAAGAAGGTGGAAAATATGTATATAAATCCATTTTGGTGTGGAGTAATAGCTACAATATTAACAGAATTAACAGGAATAATAGGATATGCAATATATCTTAGTATTAAAAAAAATAAATAAGTTATTAACATTTTATAATTATAAATTTTTAGACGTAGACGTACGTCTATTTTTTATGCCTTTTTACTGATTGCAGGCTATAAAGAACAACAGAATACAAATTCGCAATGGCTGGGGCTTAGGCAATGGCTGGGGCAAAAGGAGTAGAAAATGGAAGAACAAGATAATAATTCAAACAATGCTAATACTGGGGCAAATAATGAACCAGCGGGAGCAAATAACCAAAATGCAGGAACAAATAATAACCCTGTAACATTTGATGATTTCTTGAAAGATGGAAAAAATCAAGCAGAATTTGATAAAAGAGTTCAAAAAGCTATAAATACAGCCAAAACAAATTGGGAAGAAATAATGAACAGCGAAAAAAGTGAGGCTGAAAAATTAGCTAAAATGAACAAAGAGCAAAAGCTTGAATATCAAGCACAAAAAGAAAGAACAGACAAAGAAAAAGCACTTGCAGAATTAAATGCTTATAAATTAAAAGAACAAGCAACAAGAATAGCAAGTGAAAAAGGGTTGGACATATCGTTATTGACTTTTTTTAATTTTGAAACAGTAAAAGCAGAAGAAATTAATTCAAAAATAGAAGAAGTTTCAAATGCTTTTAATAAGGCTGTTGAAAAAGTAGTAAACGAAAGGCTAAAAGAAGATACTCCAACCCAAAAGTTAGGTATTGATAATGAAAAAAATAAATCAATAGCTAGATCAAGTTATTAAAAAATAGGAGGAATTAAAAATGGGAGAAATTACACAAGAAGCATTAAATATAATGCTACAAGATGGAAAAACAAAGGATAATTTAAAACAAGTATTAAGCGGAGTACTAGAAAACGTTGCTTCAAGAGCAGTATCAGAACAAATAAAAGCTAAAAATGGTTCTGGAAACCCAGAAGGTGGAGTAGTTGAATATAAAAGATTTGTAAATGCAGAATTAAAAGATAAAGGTACTGCAAGAGCTGCTGGAAAAGGTGATAAAGTAAAAGCTAAACCAGTAAAAGTTGTTATTGATACAGATAAAGAAATTGTAGAAGAATTACAAGGGAAAGACGTAAAACTTTACGGCATTGATGGCATGGCTGAAAAAAGAAAAGTAAATCATCAATCAGCTATTATAAGATACTTAGATAGAGAGTTTTTCGCAAAAGTATTAGAAGGAACAGAAGTTTCTGCAAAAGATAATATACAAGATACAATTGATACTCTATTACAAAAAGCAAGAGCTTTAAGAAATGACTTTATTGATGGAATAGAATCAGATTTATTAGTTATTGTTGTAGATAGTGAATACAGAAAAGGAATGAAGAAAATTCTTGATGATTTACCAAATGGAACAGATCCAAAAGAACAAGCAATTGGTATGTATGACTCTGTTAGAGTTTATGAGTCAACAAGATTACCAGATGGTGTAAAAGCTGTTGTAATGATGGATGGGGCTATCGCTCAACCTTTCTATGTTTCAGAGTATGGAGCAGAAAAAGTACCATTTGATGATGCTGTAGCATTGGAAGATTTCTTGTATAAAGGAACAGAAGCATTAATGGAAGATACTATATTCTATGTAACAGATGCTTCACTTAAAACTTTAAATGTAACATCAGAAGAAGGAACGTCAACTGGAAAAACTAAAATAACTGTTACACCGGCTTTAACTTCTGGAAATAGCTATAAATATAAAGCAGCAGCTAATCCAACAATGCCAGGATATGATGCAGTTTGCACATCTGGATACACAGCTTGGAATGGAACAGACGAAATCACAGCAACAACTGGACAAAAAATAGTAATTGTCGAAGTTGATTCAGCAAATAAGGCTAAAAAAGCAGGAATAGCAACAATTGCTTCAATGGCCTAGAAATAGGAGGCAATAGAAGTGACAGAAACCAGTAATATAAATAAAATAATAGCTGATTTAGGAGCTAATTATAAAGACGATGAAGAAGTTCTAATTGAAATATTCGAGGAAGTAAGTTCTATTGCCTCTGATATTTCTAATAGACCAGAAGATGATATAAAATTATTTCCACATATAAAAAAAGCTGTAAAGGCAATATATTTATCAAGAGGTTCAGAAGGATTAACAAATCGCAGTGAAGGTTCTATTTCAAGTTCGTTTGAAGATGTTATAGATAAATTAAGAAATAACATTATAAAAACTGGTTTAAGGAGGTTACCTTAATGTTATTACGTGATTTAACAAAAGTATATATATCAGAATATGAAGAAATGGAAGACCACGGTGAACCAAATCAAGTATGGAAATATAAAGGAATTGCTTGGTTAAACATGCAAAATGATGTAAATGAGTTAGATAGAAAATCTACTGGTGAGATTGATTATAGTACATACAAAGGTCGTACGACTAGAGATTATAATATACAAAAAGGCGATGGAATATCATTTGAGGATATCTCAAAATCAGAGGAGTTCAAACCTCAATATAAGGTAACTGATAAAAATAAAATCGGAAGTACTTATGTATATATATGTGAGAAGGTGCAAAAATGATAAGTTTTAATTGCAATTTTAAAGTGAAACATAATTTCAAGAATATAAATGCTATAACTCAAAAATTACCACAAACTGCAAAATTAATAACAGAAGATGTATTAAAAAATATTAGAGGTTATGCTATAAGGTTGGAAAAAGGTCATAATGAAAATGGAATATTAGTAGAGATGATAGATATGTCTACAAAAGAAGTAAAAGGAAGGGTCTATGCAGATCCTTCTAAATTTATGACTGAAAATGGACAATCATATTTATGGTTTGAGTATTTTGGAACTCGGACAATATGCTGAGCAAGAACATATAGGAAAAACAAAACACTTTATCGAATCAGGTTATACTGAATGGTATATACCTGTAAATAAAGTTGGTAGATCCTTAAGCTATCCAATTATAACTATAAATAAGCAACAGTTTTATGTTGCAATAGGTAGTAAAGCAAACCATTTTATTGGTGATGCAGAGTTTGAAAGTAGAAATGAAAATACAGAAATAGCAAAGAAAAGATTAGATGAGATGTTAAAGGAGTGTTGTAAATAATGAAAGATTTAAGCATAAAAGAGTTTAGCGATTTAGTATATGAAAAACTAGAATCATTAAAGTATAAACAAATATTAACAAATCCAACAACTACAAGTAAATTTCCTTGTTTGGAATTACATACACCTTTAAAATCTGTAAACAAAACAGAAAATGCATTTCCAATACTTTCAACATTTCAATTTTCTATAACTTGTTGGAATGAAAAACAACGTCAAGCAATGCAAATGACAGATGAAGTTGATACAAAACTTCAAGAATATAATCTTACAAGGACAAATACCAGTCCTGCAGTATATGACCCTATATTGCAAAAATACGGTATAACAATAACTTTTGAGGTTCGTTATAACTCTATAACGACCTCTTTTAATTTTATAAGATAATAAGGAGGAATAAAAAATGTCAGAACCAAAAGCAAGTACATTAACAAAATTATTTCATGCTGATTCTTTAGCAGATTTAAAGGATTCAAGCAAAAGAAAACAAATAGCTTTTGTACAAAGCATACCAGAATTTTTAAAAGCGCCAGAAGGAATAACATATAGTGCTTTAGATATTCCAGACGAAAGACAAGCTGAAGGAAGACAAAAAGCAGAAAATCTAGAAATAGAAATATTATTTAAAGAGGACCAATATGATGAATTAAAAGCTGTTCAAACTGCTAAAACAAATGGATATTGGGCAATCCAATTACCAGAAGAAACAGCATCAGAAGATGGAAAACCACTAACATGGTACTTTACAGGTACATGCTACATAGGAATGAGTGAAATTGCTATAGATGATATGTTGAAATCTAAATTAACAATTTATAGAAGTTCAGAAATAACAGAAAGTAAAGGATTTCCCACAGCCTAGTTCTACTAAATTAAGTGCTAGGAGTAGAACAAGAAAAATAACTAGCACAATAGAAGAAAATAAAGAAAATACTGAGAAGGCTTAAAGCCTTCTCTCTTTTGCAAAGGAGAGAAAGAAATGATAATAGAAACAAAAAGTAAAACAATTAATTTAGTACTAAAAACAAGAAAAATAGTAGACATAGCTAATCTACTAAAAAACAAAAACTTTGAAGAAGCTTTCACAAAAGCATATTCTGTTTTGGATATGGAAGCATTATCAAAAATAATATTTAAACTAGCAGAAAATGAAGAAGGAAAAAGTATATTTGCATCATCTGACGAAGTATACGACTTTATAGATGAGTGTAGAGTAGAAGGAATAACAATAAATGACTTATATTCAAAGATAGCAGAGGTTTTAAATGAAGAGGGTTTTTTCAAAAAGAAAATGAGCAAGAAAGAATTAAAAGAAATGACATCAAATCCTTTATCACAAATGAATATGAACGAATTGGTTCAAAAATCAGCAGAAAATGCAATGAGCAAAATAGCAGAACAGCAATTTCAAGGTTACATGGCTTAAATGATATAATTATAAAAATAAAAAAAGCATCTAATTTAATAGAGCTAATTTATGCGATAGAACCTTTATCATATTATTTTGATATGAAACCATTTGAATTTTGGAACAGTAGATATATAGAAATAAATACTTATTGTCAAACACATCTTATAAAAACAATAGATGACCTTAAACGCGAGATTAATTTACAAGAATCTGTAACAAACAAACTAATAAGAGCAGATAGCATGAGTAGAAATCCTAAAATAGTGCCAATTAGGGACAATTACAAGGAACTATTCAAAGAAGAAGAACAACAAGCACAATCTCCTGAAGAAATAATAAGAAAAATGAGATCTATAATAAAAGCTGAGAAAAATTAAAAAAGTTGTATTTTACGACAAAGTTCGACATTTTTTTCAACTTTTCGATGTTATACTTTTTTATATAAAATAAAAGGAGGTACTCTTATGGAAGAGAAAAAGAAAAGTGGTTTTGCAACTGCAGGATTAGTATTAGGAATTATAGGGATATGTACATCTATCATTCCAATTATAAACAATTTGTCATTTATATTAGGGATAATAGGAGCAATATTTGCAATAATTTCTTTAATAAAAAAAGCAAGTAAAGGACAAGCAATAGCAGGAGTTATTTTATGCGTTTTAGCTATGATTATAACTATCAACTCTCAAAAAGCTTTGTCAGATAGTTTGAATGAAGTTAGCGCAAATTTAGACAAGGCGACAGGTTCAAATACAGAACAAATTTTAGCAAATGATGCAAATGTAGAGTTAGGTAAATTTGAAACAACAAAAGATAGTTATGGAATGACTGATACAAAATTGACTGTAAAAGTAACAAATAAAAATACTGAAAAAAAATCTTTTAGTTTTCATATAGAAGCAGTAGATGCAACAGGTGCAAGAATAAATGAAGATTATGTTTATGCAAATGATTTAGCAGCAGGGCAAAGCCAAAGTTTTGAAATTTTTACATACATATCATCAGATAAATTAGAAGCAATGAAAAATGCTACTTTTAAAATTATAGAAGCATCTATGTATTAATAATTAAATACAATAAAGAACACTTACTTAGGTAGGTGTTTTTTATATGGAAAAATTAACAGAGAGGAGGAGATGACTTATCACAGTCGAAGAGATAGAAATTATTGTAACTGCAAAAGTAGAAGAAGCATTAAAAGAATTTGAAAAAATGTTACCAACAATAAAAAAAGCAATGAAACAAGCACAAGAAGCTTTTTCAAAAGTAGATACAAAAGCAATGACAAATAAATTACATCAAGCAGTTAATTTTATGAAAAAGAAAATGCAAGATCTAAAAAAGAGTTCTGAAAATAATGAAATATCAATTAAAGTTAATAATAAAGATGCACAAAAACAAATAACACAAATTGAAAAAGAAATTGATAGTCTACAAAAGAAAATAACTGGTCGACAGCTAAAACTAGATATTACCAATAATGCATTAGACAAAATAAGGAATGATACAAATCAATCTGTAATAAAAGAAATGCCAGATGCTGGAAATAAACAAATAACACAAGAAACATATAAAAGATTAGATAGCAATACAAATTATCAAAGTTTAGTTAAGCAAAGTGATAAATTAAATAGTGAAATTGAAAAATATAATGCATTATTAAATAGTGCAAAATCTAAAATGGCAGAATTAGGACAACAGGCTTCTAAAACTTCAACTACTCAAAATAAATTGAGTAGTTTTTTTGGTGCATTTAAGCAAAAAGTAGAGCAAACAAAACCCAGTATTGCTAGTATGAAAGATAGTTTTAATAGTATGCCTAAAATAACACAAAACATTACAAACAATATAAAAGGAATGGGAACAAAGTTAAAAAGTGGATTAGGCCATATTTTGAAATATGCAGGTGCACTTTTTTCAATGCAAAGTATTTATAGTACTTTAAGCAGTTGTGCAAGTACATGGTTATCAAGCCAAAACGCAGGAGCTAAACAATTAAGTGCTAACATTGAATATATGAAATACGCAATGGGAAGTGCATTAGCACCAGTTATACAATTTGTGACTAATCTAGTATATCAATTAATGAAAGCAATACAAAGTGTAGCTTATGCATTAACAGGAGTAAATATATTTGCAAAAGCAAGTGCAAAGTCATATTCTGCTATGGCAGGAAGTGCTAAGAAAGCAAAGCAAGAAACTAAACAATTGGCAGGAGTACATGATGAAATAAATAATGTGCAGTCTAATAATAATTCTGATAACGGTAGCGGAGGAAGCTCAGCACCAAGTTTTGATTTATCAAAATTTGATAATAATATGCAATTTCTAATAGATAAAATTAAAAAGCAATTAAAAGAGCTTTTTAAACCAATACAATATGCATGGAATAAATATGGACAGTCGTTAATTGAGAGTATGAAATATGCTTTTAACAGCAGTTTGCAGTTAATAAAAAAGATAGGAAAAAGTTTTAAAGAAGTTTGGCTAAATGGCACTGGAGAATATACTGTAAGTATAATATTGCAATTGTTAACATCAATATTTAATACTATTGGAAATATTTCAAAAGCTTTTAAAGAGGCATGGGAAAATAGCAAAGGGATACAAATAATACAAAATTTATGGAATGCATTAAATAATGTTTTATATGTAATATTGGAAGCTCAAAAGGCAATTGAACAATGGACAGCTAGTCAAAATTTTCAAAATTTTGCAAATTCTATAATAAGTATTTTAGGAACATTATCATATTGGATTGAATTAATAACGCAGTGGATAAAAGGAATATGGGAAAATGGAGCTAAAGATGTTTTTACAAAAATACTTGATGGTATATCAAAATTAATAGTTGCAATAGATGAAATATTGAAATTCTTGTCTCCTGTAGTGGAATATATAGTTAACAACACAATACCTATAATGGCTGAAATGTGCAAAGCGATAAGCTCAGTAATAGATGCGTTATCAGGGGTTTTGGATTTCATTATAGGAGTATTTCAAGGTGACTGGGAGAAAGCATGGAATGGAATAAAAGAGTTTTTTATAGGAATTTGGAATGCAATTAATATTTATACGGAGACAAAAACAAAAACAATAAGAGATATTGTAGTAGTGGTATTTACAGATATAAGAAATTTTATAAGCAACGTTTGGCAACAGGTAACTAATAAAACATCTGAAGCTTGGCAAAATATTAAAAATAAAGTAAAAGAAGGAGCGCAGGGTGCTTGGAATGGTATTACGTCAATATTTAGTAATATACCAAATTGGTTTAGAGATAAATTTAGTCAAGCATGGCAAGCTGTTAAAAATGTATTTAGCACAGGTGGAAGAATCTTTGATGGTATAAAAGAAGGAATATTAAGCGGATTAAAAAGTATTGTAAATGCAATAATAAGTGGAATAAATAAAGTAATAAGTATACCTTTCAATGGCTTAAATTCTGCTTTGAGGACTATAAAAAATGCAGATATAATGGGAATGAGACCATTTGCTTGGATATCAACAGTTCAAATCCCACAAATACCACGATTGGCCAAAGGTGGTGTATTATACGACGAAACACTTGTAATGGCTGGTGAATATTCAGGAGCTAAAACAAATCCAGAAATTGTAACACCACAAAATATTATGTACGATACAATGAGAAGAGCTCTTTTAGATGCTGATATTGGAAATGACAACGATACACCAATAAATTTAACAATAAATGTAGGAAACACAAAATTAGGACAAATATTATTAGATAATCTAAGAGACATTAAAAGACAGTCTGGAAAAGATTTAGAAGCATTAGTAGGAGGATAAAATATGGTATGGAAAGAACATGGAAAAACAGAAAGCTTACCAACACCTAGCACATATAGCGCAGATGTAGAAGATACTGACAAAGATAGTTATTCAAGCGCAGTAGATGGCTCTCTTATAGATAATCCAATTGCGGTTGGATTACTAAAACTTTCAATGAGCTGGGATCTAAACTCAGAGGCTGAAGCTGAAGCATTAATTCAAAAAACATATAAGAACCCACTTATTTTAGATGTAAAAGTACCAGTTATTAATGGTGGATTTTTAGAAGGAGCAAAATTTAGAGTTTCAAAAAGAAAAGTAGAAATGATAGATACAGAATTAAATACGAACACTTCTAAAACAAGGTGGAAGTGTTCTTTTAATTTGATGCAAAAAGAATTGACACAAGCACAAAAAACAGCGGTAGAGGGGGCAAATAGTTAATGTATGATACAAGTGATGATTATAAAACTAAAATATATAATACAATACATTCATTAAAGGTATATATAAATGATATTGAAGTAGACTCTAAATATATATTAGATTGCAAACCTTCTAAGCCGTTATTCACCAATAATGAATTTGAATTAGGCTCTGTAATATCACAAGTAGTTGAATTGAAATTATATAAAACAGTAGTTCCAAATATTATTAACAAAGTAGAAATTAAAAGTGGAATTTCAGGAGAAATAATACCAATAGGTGTTTTTAATATAGAAGATATTAGCAAAGATGACGATTATACAGTATCACTAAAGTTATTAGACAATATGATTAAATTTGAATTTAATTATGATGGCAGTAAATTAACATATCCAGTAACTTTATTAACTGTATTGCAAGACATATGTTCCAAAGCGGAAGTAGAACTTGGTTCTACTTCTTTTTTAAATATGAATAAAGAAGTAGCAGTATATGACAATACCGTATCTGCAAGAACATATTTAAGCTATATTGCTGAAAGTGCAGGTGGTTTTGCTTGCATAGGAAGAGATGGAAAACTATACATAAAAACAATAGGTGGAAATACGACAGAACTACCACTTAAATATTTTCAAAATTTTAAATGGGGAGAAAAATTCAAAGTTAGTCGTGTTAGATATGAAGACGGAGTTCAATTATTTGAAAAGGGAAATACAACGGATAATACAGTATATATAAATCCAGATAATATGTATATAGTAGATCAAGAACAAATAGACAATATATACGATGCTTTGGAACAATTAGAAGTTTACAGTTTTGAAGGAGATAGCATTATTGACCCAGCAATCGATGTTGGAGATATATTATTAATTGGCAATAAAAAGGTAATATATCAAGGAACGATGCAATTTATGGGAAGATGGAAAGCAAATGTAAGTAGTAAGATACAAAGTAAAAATAAGGAAGAGACAACAGTTAGAAAGCCTTCACAAAAAACAATAAATAGAAGAGTGCAAAGCCAAATGGACCAGACAGAAGGAAAAATAACTCAATTAATAGAAGAAACAACAGAACAAAGTCAAAAAATAACAGAAGTTGAACAAACAATAGAAGGAATATCTCAAAAAGTAGAAAATATTCAAGATTTCACAAAAGAGAAAACACAAAATGAAAATCTATATATAGAAGATATTGCAGAAGGAGAAGGTTACATACTAAAATTTATCGTATATGGAAATACAGAACTTTTTAAAACCAAAGACATTACAATATGCGCAAGTCAAAATGGAAGAGGTTATGGAGAAGCAATATACTTATTAACAGAAGATGGAGAAGAATTATTAACAGAAGATAGTCAACAATTTATTATAGGAGAAGGTGCGTATTATTTAAAGTCATTAAAAATAACATTAGATGATTATTTAAGGAGCCTAACAAAAGATGGAAAAGAGTATTATGACACTTTAGAAATAGAACAAGATGGAACTATAAAAGTAATTAGAAGAATTGGAATAAACGAACAAGGTGGATTATACGTATTAGCAAAAGAAACTGAAACAGTACTTAAAGATAAAATATTACTTCCTTCACAAAAAGACACAGGAACTTATTATTTTGTAAAAGAAGTACAAGGACTCAATTATTATGCACAATATATAATTGAAAACGATTACTCAAAAACATTTTTAACGAAATTAGAATTAGGAACTAAAATAGAACAGAATACAGAGGCAGTTAAAGTTGCATGGAATCAAATATCAGATTTTATACAAATGATGATAATAGACAACAATGCAAGTTTTGCAGTATTAGATAAAGATAAAAAAGTGATGATGTCATTAGACAAAACAGGACAACACTTTTATAAAGACGGAACGGAAATATTTCGGTGAAATGGGAGTGCAAACTGTAAATAATAATAAGTTTATTGCTTTTTCGGTAGATGGAGAATACGAATCTGATATATCGAATGGTATGGCATGGGGAATAAAAACTAAAAGTGATAATCAATTTTATCCTATTTTTTATATAAAGAATTTTTCAATTGGACCTAAAAATAGTGATGGGGGTTATGGAGAGTTAGTATTGTCTGCTTGTGATATTGTTTTAGATGGTCTTGGAACAGGAATCCTAAGCGGAAATGTTAAGATATGGGGAGACCCTGCTACTGAAAAACTATATTTTCAAGATATATTAAATAATCATCTGTTAATGACAGTAACGCCAGATAGTGGTGCTGAATACGGAATAACTATTTTAGATAAAATAAAATTTTTTGCTAACCAAGCTGGAAGTAATTCTTTAAAAATAGGAGATGGTGATAATAATCGTTGCTTATTTACCGATGATGGTTATATATATGCAAACAATATAGATTGCAACAATTTGCATTGCGATAATTTTCCGCTAATAATAAATGAAAGCATTGACTATATTAATGGTGCAGCTGATAATTATATTTCATTATTGTTTAAAGACGGAGGACATGTTTACGTATATGCTAGTAATTCTGATAAAAACTTAAAGAAAAACATAAAAAATAGTTCGGCAAAAGCTATAGAAGTTATAAAGAAAATAAGGCATGTTGCGTTTAATTGGAAATCTAACAATAAATACCAAGAAATAGGGTATATAGCACAAGAAATGAAAGAAATAGATGAAAATTTCACACGTTATAACAAGTTTAAAACACCAGAAGGCGAAAAGGAAGATTGGCAAATTAATACTTTAGCTGTTTTAGCTACTGCAACAAAAGCAATTCAAGAACAACAAGAAGAAATAGAAAATTTAAAAGCTATAATAAATAAACAGCAAGAGCAAATAAATCAAATTTTAGGAGGAGAATAAATGGGAGTTAAAATAAGTGAATTACAAGAGAAAACATCAACAAATGATACAGACGTATTACCAATAGTTGATGCAATGGGCGGAACAAAAAAAATAACAGTACCTAATTTGTTAAAAAAATTAACAGAAAGCATTTCAAATATAGGAGGAAAAGTAACAAACTTAACAACATATTCAACAGAAGAAGTAAAAACAGGAGAAACTTGGATAGATGGAAAACCAATTTATAGAAAAGTATTTAATTTTACAGTGTCAGACACAAATGAAAACTTAATACCACACAATATTCAAAATGTAAGTAATATATGGTTAGGGAATAAAAGTTATATACTTTCAGGAAGTAATCATATTCCAGTAAATCATTATAGAGATAGTGGTACTTTTGTATGGACACTTGTAAACAATACTAGTATACGTATAAAAATAGGGGCTAATGCATGGACAAACAAACCAATATATATAAATTTAGAATACACAAAAACAACAGATTAGAGAAAGGAGAAAAAATGGAAACTATGTTAGAAATGCTAAGCAAATTTGGAGTTTCGCTAGTTATAGTGGGACTTTTTTTGTATGATTGGCTTACAACGAGAAAAGACATGCAAAAAACATTAAAGCAGAATAGTGTATGCTTAGAAGAAATAAAAAACATAAACGCAACAAATGCTGAAACTAATAGGAATACAGCTAAGTCTTTAGAACTTTTGCAATCAAGCATGGATACGCAAAAGGAATTTCTCTTTCAGCACGATAAAAGGTGCGAAAGTATCGAAAAAAGCATTGAAAAAATAAATTTAAAAATGGAGGTGTCAAGATGAAACAAAGAAATATTACTTTAATAATTATAAGTATTTTAATAGGGTTGTTAGGTGGATTTGGATTTTATGAAACAAACAAGGATAAGACTGATGAAGAAATAGTAAATAATGCAATTGAAGAAGTAAAAGACTATATTGACAATGCAAGTACAACAGAGATACCAAACTTGAATGAAACAGATGAGCAAAGCGTAGAAGTGCAAGAAACAGAAAGCGAAGGGTTTGAAGAGCAAGGACAAGTTGCTTATGAAGGCTCAGAAAAAACTCCAAATGTCAATGTTGGAGATTATGCAGGATTAACATATTATAGTCAAATTGATAGTAGATGGTCTAATAAGATGTATTCAAGTGTAGGAGATAGGTTACAAACAATAGGAACAAGTGGATGTGGACCAACTTCAAGTGCTATGGTAGTAAGTTCTATAAAGGGAACAATAACACCTGATGTTATGGCGGGACTATATACACAATATGGATATAGAAGTGCAAATCAAGGAACTTACTGGTCAGCATTTAGATGGACTGCAGATGTATTTAATATTGGTTATAGTGAATGTTATAGATTAGATGATGCAGTAGCAAAATTAAGAAATAATCATTACATAATAGCTTCATGTAATCAGGGATTATTCACATATGGCGGACATTTTATAGTTCTAACAGGAGTAGAAGGTAATTATATAAAAGTATACGATCCTTATTTATATAATGGGAAATTTGATGTTTCTAGTCGTAGAGGTAAAGCAGAAGTAAGAGGTAATACCGTATATGTATCAATAGATAACTTTAGGGCATATGCTAATTATCAAAAATTCTTCTGTTTTAAAAATGACAGAACAGATGTAAAAGAAAATACTACAAATGTAGTAATAAGTAATACAACATCTAGTGTATCAAATGTGAACTACAAAGTAAGAATCACATCACAAAGCGGATTAAATATGCGTAGTGGAGTAAGTGCTTCTTATAGTAGAATAGGAGGATACTCTAAAAATTCTACAGCTACTATTTTAGCAGAAAGCAACGGTTGGGGGAAAACTGATAGAGGTGGATGGATATGTTTAGCTTATACAAGTAGATATACAACAGTTGCAAAAAGTACAGCTCAAAAATCAGAAAAATACAAAGTAAATGCTAGCATATTAAATGTTCGTACAGGCCCAGGTACAAAATATAAAATAAAAGGATATAAACAATTAACAGCAAATGCAAGATATCAAAATAAGAAACTAGGAAATCAATATGTTAATGGATTAAAAAAAGGAGTTGTAACAACAGTTACTAAAATTCAAAATGGATTTGGCTTAACTCCAAGCGGATATATTTGTTTAGATTATTGTACCAATTTATAAAATTCTTTAAGGATAGAAAGGCAGCTATCGTGACCTAGCAATTAAAAAGTATAAGATTAGGTTCTGTAATAAGATGTAGGGGTGCCGACCTACTAAAGAATATATATATCAATTCATTAATTTGAATTTTGGCTTATAGCTTAGGTAGATTAGATTAATTTCTAGTCTACCTCTTTTTTTGTGCCAAAATGCAGTAAAATCAAGGTATATAACTTGTTGTCTAAAAAATAAAAAAGGCTTAAAATGGATTCTAAACAGACACTTTTCAGCTACTTTTCAGAAGAAAATCAAGTTTGCAAATTTATAAAATTTATGTTAAAATAAAATAGCAAAATCATTAGAAAATATTGACAAAAACAATTAAATGTAATATATAAATAATAGTAATATATTTAGGAGGGGTAAATATGTACGGAGATTGGATGAAAAATATAAATACTAATATTACTCGTGAAGATATAATAAAGTATGAGGAAAAT